GCTTACACCATTTCGGGCGGCTACAGCCGCTCGCTCGCCCTCATGCAAGACGGCACGGTCAAGGCCAGCGGTTACGGCGGCTATGGGATCAATGGCAAGACGACCGACACCACCACCTGGCAGACCATCGGCGCGGGCTATCTGGAAGGCGTCACCAAACTGCGCCACTACGGCAGCAAATACGGCTCCAGTGCCATGGCTCTGCGTGCGGACGGCAAGGCGGTCGGTTGGGGGGCGGGGGCCAACGGGGCGATTGGTAACGGCCAAGGGGCGAGTACCAACTTGCCCAACAGCTTCGTCTGCCTGGATCGGCCCATCATCGACTTCGAATCCAGCGGCTACGTGGCCGAAGCCGACGACGTGCGTCTCGCGCACCACTTTTTAACCGCCGACGGGCGCGTCTACAGCACCGGGCATGGCGGCAATTTCATGAACGGCGACCCGCTGGGCAATCACCGCTTGACGCCCAGCCAGATCATTTTTTAAGAGGAGTGCGCATGCCTTCCGTATCCCTGGGCAAGATTGCCTTTAGCTACAAACAGACCTACGACCCCGCCGCGATCTATGCCCGGCAAGATGTCGTCACGCTCGATGGCGACAGCTATGTCTGCCTGATCGACGGCAGCCAGGACCGTTCGCCGCTGCTTCACCCAAGCCACTGGCAGTTGTTCGCCCAGGGCACGGCGCACATCGCCAGCCAGTCGGGCGAGTTGATCTACCACGATGGCGCTCGCCTTGCGGCCTTGGCCGTGGGCAGCGCGGGTCAGGTGCTCACCGTCAACGCCCAGGGTCTGCCCACCTGGGGCACGCCCGATGTGCGCTCGGGCACCAAGGTCAAAAGGCTGCTCAGCAACGCCAGCAGCAAACTGAACAACAAGCCCTACCGCAAGTTCGGCGCAATCATGACCGATCACTCGGTGCGCCTGTGGGGCAACAACGACAACTACCTGCTCGCCGATGGCACCAACATCGCACGGCCCTATCCGGTGCGTGCCGCCTTTGGGCCGGCGTTTCCCGGCGCGGCCAAGGTCTATCTCGACTACAACTACTCGGGCTACTGCATCGATCTCAATGGCCAGCTCTGGTCCTGGGGCTATAACGGCTATGGTCAGCTGGGCTTGAACGACACCGCCGATCGGCGCGTGCCGGTCAATGCCAGCCTGGTGGCCACCAGCTCGCTGTACGGCAAGAGCGTGAGCGATGTGATCATCGCCGGCGGTGTTGAAAACTACTGCAGCGTTCTGGTGCTGTGTACCGATGGGACATTGCACGCCACCGGCTACAACGGCTACGGCCAGCTGGGCCTGGGGGATACGACCCAGCGCAACCAGTTCAACCAGGTGCCGGTGATCAGCAATGTGGTGGCCGCCCGTCTGGGGCGCGAGCGCTACACGACTGCCTATGCCCTCACCGCCGAGGGCAAGCTCTATGCCTGGGGTTACAACGGCGATGGGCAATTGGGTGACGGCGGCACCGCACAGGCCAACATCCCCGTGCTGCGCGCGGGCGGCACGCTCGCCGGCAAGACGCTGGTCAATGTGTATTGTGGCCATACGGCGGCCTATGCGCTCGATGACGCGGGCCGTCTGCACGCCTGGGGCACCAACACCACCTTTGGCAATCTGGGGAACGGGAATTTTGCGAACCAGTTCACCCCGGTGCAGGTGGCCATCAACGTGGCCGAGGTTTACACCAACAGCTACGACTACCCGATGCTGCTCATCAAAAAAACCGATGGCACACTGTGGGGCGCAGGGGCCGGCAATTACGCGGCCAATGGCAATCCGGCCGGCAACCACGCGGCCGACTTCATCCAGATCCCGATTGGCAACAGCGTGGTCAAGGCCAGCGTGGGCGGCACCGGCAGCTACAACTACTGTCTGGCGCTGCTGCAAAACGGCACCGTCTACGCCTGGGGCTACAACGGCAACGGCGCGCTCGGCGTGGGAGACAACACCAACCGCAGCACGCCGGTATTGGTGCCGATTGCCCAGCGCACCGTCACCGACATTGCTACTTACGGTACCGGTTCCGAGCAGTGTTCGGCTTTCTTGCTCGATGACGGCCAGGTGCTGGTGGCCGGTTACGGTGGCAGCTACGCCAACACCGACAACAACGGCAACTGGATCGCCACGCCGTACCCGGTGATTCTGTAATGCCCAACGCCGCTTTGTCCGAGGCCATCAAGGAGGCCTACGCCAGCGCGCCGTCTGAGCAGATCATCTTGCACACGCTGGAATTGCGCCATCCGGCCTTTGTCGATGAGCAGGGAGAGCCGGTTGCCATTCGGGTGGTGCGCGATACCGGAGATTTGTGGGCGCGGCTGGAATCGCAAGCCCCGCTGCAAGCCGGCGAGCAGGTGCAGTTCGTGGCCATGGGCTTTGAGCTCGATCTGCCGCCAGTGGACACGATGCCGGTGCCGGAAATCACGGTGACTTTGGACAACGTCTCGCGCGAGATCGTGCGCCACCTCGACGCCGCCGCCGAATCGCAATCGGTGATCGAAGTTACCTACCGGCCTTATCTGTCCACCGACCTGGAAGGCCCGCAGATGGACCCGCCGATTCATCTGGTGCTGACCGAAGTGGAGGCTGACATATTTCGGGTCACCGGGCGAGCGCGCATGCTGGATGTCGGCAACAAGGCCTTTCCGGGCATCAGCTACACCGCCAAGACGTTTCCCGGACTCACGCGATGAAGAACCCCCATCACTGGGCGACCGAACTCATCGGTCGGCCCTGGCACGCCGGTGCGCGTGGGCCGGATGCGTTTGACTGCTGGGGCCTGTTCCTGGCCATCCAGCGCGAACAGTTCGGTCGCGATCTGCCCGAGATCCCGGTTGACGCCAACGACCTGCGCACCGTGCTGAGCACCTTCCGGGATCACCCGGAGCGCCAGCGCTGGGAAAGCGTCGCCAGCCCAATCGAGGGTGATGCCGTGCTGCTGCGTCAATCGCGCCATCCGGTGCATGTCGGGGTCTGGCTCGCCGTTGATGTTGGTGGCGTTTTACATGCCGTCAAGGACGCAGGCGTCGTCTTTCAAAAGCTGCCCGAACTCCTGCTGCACGGCTGGCGGGTCGAGGGCTTTTACCGATTTGTGGAGTTGCCGTGATCGAGGTCCCAGAACGTGTCATGAATCAGAGCGCAGTGATCCTGCTGCGCAACCCCTTCCAACCTAGCCAGCGTGAAGTGTTGCGGGCTCACACCAGCCAGACCATTCGCCAGTGGCTGGGCGCGCAGGGTATCGCTGAGTTTGACCAACCCACCGTCTGCATCAAGAACGGTACGCCCGTGTTGCGCGCCGATTGGGCGGTCACGCCCATCGATGGCGTGGTGCTCTTCATCACCCTGCCGCAAGGCGGTGGGGGCGGAGGCGGGGGCAAGAGTCCGCTGCGCACCGTCTTGATGATCGCGGTGATGGTGGTGGCCACTGTTTATGGTGGCCCCTTGGGTGCGAGTCTGGGTTTCAGTGGCAACCTGGCCACAGCCGTCGGCTCGGCCATCATCATGACTGCGGGCTCCGCCTTGGTCAGTGCGCTGGTGCCGCTGCCCACGCCCAACATGCCGTCCTTTGCTGGATCGGGCGGCAATCTGGCACAGCCATCGCCCACCTACAGTCTGCAGGGCCAGGGCAACTATGCGCGCCTGGCGCAACCGATTCCCGTCATCTACGGCCGCCATCTGGTCTATCCCGATCTGGCTGCCATGCCCTATGGCGAATACCAGGGCAACGAACAGTATCTGCACCAACTGCACTGCATCGGTCTGGGCGAGTACGACATCGAGCAGCTGCGCATCGAAGACACGCCCATCACCTCCTTTGAAGAAGTCACTTACCAGATCGTGCCGCCGGGCAGCGCGGTCACTCTGTTTAATCCGGATGTGGTCACTGCGCCTGAGGTGGCCGGGCAGGAACTGCTGACCGGTACCTGGACCGGCGGCTTTGCAATCAACCCGGCCGACAGTGCCGTCACGCACATCGGCATCGACATCCTGTTGCCGCGTGGGCTGTATTACGCCAATGATGCCGGGGGATTGGACAGCCGCAGTGCCCATTGGAAAATCGAAGCCCGAGCCATCGATGCCGAGGGCGACCCCTTGGGCGAATGGTTCACGCTGGGCAGCGAAAGCCTGACCGCCGCCACCAGCACGCCGCAGCGCTTGTCGTACAAATACCCGATTGCTGCTGGGCGCTATGAAGTGCGCGCCACACGCCTCGATGGCAAGGACGCCAGTTCCCGTGCCGGGCATGAAGTGCGCTGGGGCGAGGCCAGGGGTTATCTGGCCGGTGGTGTCACGTTTCCTGACAATGTCACGCTGCTCGCCATCCGCATGCGCGCCACCGACAACCTGTCGCAGCGCTCCAGTCGGCTCATCAACTGCATCGTCACGCGCAAGCTGCCCGTGTGGTCGGCGGCATCAGGTTGGTCAGCACCCGTGCCGACCCGCTCGATCACCTGGGCCTTTGCCGACATCCTGCGCGCCGATTACGGGGCCAAGCTTCTTGATGCCCGGATCGATCTCGCCGCGCTTGCCCAACTCGATGAGGTCTGGAGCACCCGGGGCGATCGGATCGATGGCGTCTTTGACCAACAGGTGACAGTGTGGGAAGCGCTGACCCGCGTCGCCCGTTGTGGGCGCGCCGTACCGTTTCTGCAAGGCGGGATTGTGCGCATCGTGCGCGATGAGTCGCGCTTGCTGCCCGTGGCGCTCTTCAGCCCGCGTAACATCGTCAAGAACAGTCTCAAGATTCAGTATGTGATGCCGGGCGAGGAAACGGCGGACGCCGTCACCGTCGAATACTTCAGCAGCCGCACCTGGAAACCCGATGAGGTGACGGTGAGCCTGCCCGGCTCCAGCGCTACCAACCCGGCCAAGCTGCGGCTCTTTGGCTGCACCACACAAGACCACGCCGTGCGCGAAGGGTTGTATCTGGCGGCCGCCAACCGTTACCGGCGGCGCATCATCACCTTGCGCACAGAACTGGAAGGACTCATCCCCACCTATGGCGATCTGATCGCCATTGCCCACGACATGCCCAGCTGGGGTATGGGTGGCGAGATCGTCGCCTGGGATGCCGAAACCCAAACCGCGACGCTGTCAGAGCCAGTCAGTTTCACCCCAGACCAGCCGCACGTGATGGCGCTGCGCCGTCGCGATGGCGGTGTCAGCGGCCCGCATGCGGTCACACCGGGCAGCGATGCGCAGCAGGTGGTGTTGATGGATCTGCCCGACATCGCCATTGAAACCGGCCTGGCCTCAGAACGCACCCACTTCGCCTTTGGCGTGGCCGAGCAATGGGGGCTGCTGGCTCGGGTGATTGCCGTGCGCCCGCGGGGTGAACAGGTGGAAATCACCTGCGTGGCCGAACACCCGGACGTGCATACCGCCGACCTGTAAGAACGCCGCCTTTTTAATTATTCATTCCTTCATTTCCTCATTCATCAACCCCGGCCCGCCAGGCATGCCTGCGCGGGCCATTTGCTTTGGAGCCTCCCATGCTGGACAAGCACCGCGCCACTGAAACCGATAGCGACATCGACACTGAAAGCAACATCGACAGCGCCATCACCCTGCGCCCCGACGATCTGGACGATCTGCTCACCCGCGCCGCCGAGCGTGGGGCCGAGCGTTGCCTCGCCCACCTCGGCCTGGAAAACGGCCACGCCGCCAAAGACATCCGCGAACTGCGCGATCTATTGGAAGCCTGGCGCGATGCCCGGCGCACCGCCTGGCGCACGTTCATCCGCACCGTCACCACAGGCATCTTGTCGCTGCTGTTGATCGGTGCGGCCATCAAACTCAAATTGATGGGTGGCCCGCAATGAAGATCCCTTTGATCTCGCCACGCAGCACGCTTGCGGCGCTCAGCCTGTCGGCAGCAGCGCTCGTCGGCCTGGTGCTGAACGAGGGCTACAGCGATCGCGCCATCATCCCAGTCCCGGGTGATGTGCCAACGGTCGGCTTTGGCAGCACCACCCGTGCCGACGGCAGCCCCGTCAAAATGGGCGACACCACCACGCCGCCGCAAGCCCTGGCCCGGGCGTTGCGCGATGTGCAGCACTTCGAGGGTGCGCTTAAAACCTGCGTTACCGTGCCGCTGGCCCAGCACGAGTACGACACCTATGTCAGCCTGGCCTACAACGTGGGCAGCCGCGCCTTCTGTCAGTCCACCCTCGTCAAAAAGCTCAATGCCAGCGATTACGCCGGAGCCTGCTCAGAGATCCTGCGTTGGCGCTACTTTCAGGGCCGTGACTGCGCCGCCCCAGAAAACGCGCGCCTGTGCGGCGGGCTGGCCAAGCGCCGCCAAACCGAATACCGGCAGTGCATCGGGGAGGCATCGTGAATCCGATCCCGTGGCCGTATCGCGGGTTGGCCATCGCGGCAGTTGCTGCAGCCTTGTTCATCTTCGGCTGGGTCAAGGGGTCTGAGCACGTTCAGGTGCAATGGGATGCCGCTACGGCCGCCCAGCAACTGGCCGCAGCCCACACACAAGTCCGTCAGGCCGAGGCCAGCGTTCAGGTCGTCACCCAATACGTCGACCGCGTCCGTGTCATTCGCGAAAAAGGCGACACCATCATTCAGGAGGTTCCCATCTATGTCCCCGTCCAAGCCGATGCTGCTTGCACTATCAACCATGGCTTTGTGCGCCTGCACGACGCTGCCGCCGCCGGCCAGTTACCCGAACCCGCCGCAGATGCTGATGCGCCCACCCCAGGCCTTGCGCTCTCTGCCGTTGCCGAAACCGTTGCCTCCAACTACCAAACCTGCTTTGAAAACGCCGAGCAACTGAAGGCGTTGCAGACTTGGGTGAAGCAAATGCAGGAGATGCAATTGATGCAATTGATGCAATAACCCGGCTTCACCCGCCGCAAAGCCATTCCACCAGACCCCGTCTTCATCGTTCCCATTCACTTGGGTGCGATGAAGGCGGGG